CTTCTTTCGAGTGGCGGATCACGATGTTGCCGCCGACCCTTACATCGGGATCGGCCGAGCGCGTCCATTTCAGGATCGCAAGGCCGCCCGCCGTTTGCAGCGTCACGTGTTCAAGCTGCGTCGGAGGGGCGGTAAGGCCGAGGATTTCAGCTTCGGTCTCCTGCCAGGGCGAGGAAACGCCCAGAAGCGAGATGGCTTTGACACGGAAGGCCCAAGCCCCCGGCGCGATGTCGCGGATCTCAAGGGCCAAACCATCCGTCCGGCCGTAGTCGATCCAGTCCCCAGTTCCTCCCTGCCGCGCCTGCAGCTGATACTGCGCCACGAAGCCCGACGGCGACGCCTCCCAGCTAATCTTGGCCAGAACCTTCAGCCCACCCCCGTCGCGCGTGACATAGAGGTCCTCAGAAACCTGCGGCGCGCCGGGTGCTGGGATGTCATAGGCATTCGGCAGCACAGTCCGCGGGGCAGCGGCGTAGATCTGCTGTTCGGACGCTGACCAGTCGTAGACAAGAGGCGAGGTCTCGCGCAAAACGAGCTCTGGCAGCAATAACGCCCCATCGCCCGATACCGTCAGATCAAGACTGACCCCATGCACTTCAAAAGGCTTCGCCGCAAAGCCCCAGCGGGCATAAGAGAGCGTCACCACATCCCCAACGGTGGCTGCCCAGGCCGAGAGCTTGCCCGAGAGCCGTACCGTCATCTGCCGACGCGCGCGTTCCAACTCAATCTTCGCGAGCCGCTGCGCCATGGCAGCCGAGATCGTAAACGGTAGCGAGATATCGCGCCATTTCTGCTCGCCGCCGTCCTCGGCCACGTAAGCATCGCTCGCATAGGCCGGGAAGTCATCCGGCTGCCAATCGTTCTCAGGGCTGACAAACTGCCCGCGCACGCCGTTGAAGTTTGACGACATGGTCACGCGCGTGGCGAGTGTCAGCCCACCCTCGCGGACATGGTCCGAGGTCAGCGCCACCTCGGGTGCGCGCCATGCCCCTGCATGGATACGCCAAGACCCGCCCGAGAAGGCGCAGCGACCTGCGAAGGACGAGAGCATCCCCTCGATGATCGTCTTCGGAACTTCAGAGAGCGTGATCACCCCGTTGCAGGCATAACGCGGCTCGGAGCCACCACCTGTAAGGGGAACTGTCTCGTCGCAGATGTTTGCGGCCTCAATGAGAGACATTTCGTCGACTCCGTCGGGCTGACCAATGCGTGCGCCAATGCCCCAGGTCGGATTGGCCATGTAATCCGCCAGACAAAGGGCGGGGTTTTCCGAATAGCCTGTCGTTTGGGTGCGCGGGTCCCAGATGTCGTTCTTGCCCTCGAGATCGACCGTGATGTTTGGGATCCCGCCCGGAAAGGCGTCCTGGTCATAGGTAAGCCGCAACCGGATCGCGGCACAGCCCCGAAGCAGGTGGTTCTCGCTCCATTTGTCCGGCAGCGCTGCCTTGAGGCCCGCGAAGGCCGTCTGGTTGGCGGCGCCCAGTTTCTTCTCGACGACGAGCTTTCCGGCCCAGCGGCCTTGAGCCACGCCAGCTGCATTGAGAGCCATCTCGCCCTCAAAATAGATGGCCCCGATTGATTTGACCCGATGCGTCGCCAGCACGATCACCAGATCGAGGTATGCGTTGCTGGGTCCTGAGGAGTGCAGGAAGACAAAGACCCCGCCCTTGCGGGTGCGGCCATAAACAAGATCCCGAGGTACCACAGGCTCGCGGATGGTCACGGTGCGCGGTTGCATCGTGGTTTGCGGTTTCGGCATCAAAGCCTGCGCTGCAGTGGACAAGAGCAGCGTTCCGCCGATCCGCAAGAGCGCCGCACCAATTCCACCCGCAGCCAATACGCCGCTGATCGCCCCCGCGATCGCGGTGACGGCTGTCACAATGAAGGGCATGAAACGGGTCCGGGCTAAATATGTCGGATCAGATGTGCCAGGCAAACCGGCAGGAGGTCAGCGGTACGGTCACGAGGCCTTCAGGTGCCACGCCAACCGCTTGGGCCCCGGTACAGACGCCAAAGCCAAGACCGGTGTCGGCCAGAACGATGTCGCCGCGTTTGGCAAGAAGGACAGACGGGCGTGGTTCGCCCAAGAGCGCGCATCCCATGTCCTCAAGCGAGGCCCAGCCCAGTCGGCGCATCACACGCTCACCGCCGATCGCGGTGGTATAGCGCCCGCGCCAGAGGGCGGCGACATCCTCACCGCAGATCAGGATCATGCGCGTTTCAAAAGCAAAGGTGGGGCAGTCGTGGACGCCCCAGACAAAGGGCTTTGCCCGTGCGGTGTCAATCGCCGCTGCAAGCAGGCGTTCCCAGTGGTCAACGCGGGGGAGCATCATCCACGCCCCCAAGTGATTTCGCGGTCCTGGATCGCGGTCACATATTCAAATCCAAGGTCGCCCGAGAACAAGACCTGCTGGCTTTCATGAGTGTAGCGCCAGGTCCGCGCCACGGTCAAATCGATCAATCGGCTCTCATAGCTGATGGTGATCGTGCAGGTGTCGGCGTCATCCTTGATTTCAGGGACATCGAGCCGACCCGAGAAGGCCTGAACCGGATTGGCAATGATGCCGCCATTCTCGGAGAGAAGCCCCAGCCAGATCCGGCCTGGCAGGCCCTGACGCGCTTCCTCAATGGCCATCTGCACCAAGTCCAGCGGTACGCCAGAAAGCGAGACGGCCGTGCCACCTGCCACGACCTCACCGGTTTCATCGAGCGAGCCAAGGCCTAAGAGCGATCCAGCCCCAGCCCAGCTTTGACCGTTCCAGCTAACCTCTCCCAGTCCCGACCAGATACGCACCCAGCCGGTGACGAACTGACCCTCAAAAAAGATGACCGGCCGTAGGCTTTGATCGGCCAGTGCGGTGGTAAAGGCAAAGGTTAAATCACGGCTCATCAGAGCGCCTCTCTGGTTAAAGGGCTTCGCGGGCAGAGATCGTGAAGCGGTGCTGATCCGCCCGGCCGATAACCGAGGGGACCGGGGCCGTCAGACGCAACAGGACCGACGGGGTCTCAAGGCCAAAGAGCGTGCCGACCGGCACGGAAGCCCGAAGCGGCGGCACGAAGGCGAGCGTCGCCTCACTGCCCAAAGGGATCACATCCGCCGTCAGCTGGTAAAGCCGCGTGGTGGCCTCCGAACCCAGCTGGAAGAAATCCCCCGCGCGAAGGCCAAGTCCCCAACCAGCCGTGCGCAAGGCGGAGGCTCCCGCAGCTTGCACCTCGGTCACGTAAGGATTGCCCGCCGCCACCGGCACCTCGATCGAGGGATCGGGGAAGAGGAACCGGCCCCGCAATCCACCAAGTGCTGCGAAGAAGGCCGATAGCCGACGGGCCTTGGCCCCTTGGGTCACTGCCATCTCGATCTGGTATTCCCACCACGATGCACCCCAATCTTGGATCTGGGACGTGCCGGTAAAGGGCGAGCGTGCCTCGGCCACAGACGTAATCAGCCGCCGCTCAAGCGAAGACACGAGCGTTATGGGCAAGACAGGAATGGCCATCTCAGATCACCTGACCCCGGCGTCGGCCATCGGCGACGCTTTCCTTCGCAATGCGGGCGATCTCGGGGATGGCCGTACGAAGGCGTGCGTCGATTTGCTCTGCCACGCCCATCTGCGCCCCACGCGCGTCGATGTTCACGGTGACGCCCGCGCCAGCGCTACCGCCCCGGCCATAGTTCGCGGCCTCACGCCGGTTCAGCACCCGTTCCCCACGCTGCAGGATGGTGGGGACCTCGTCAGGCCGCAATCCTGCCCAGGAGCCAACCGGCCCCACGGTACCACCGTTATGCATACGCGGCGCCCCGGCGAAGGCCATCGCAGGCACTGAACGGGTGTGCCCGGAAAGACCAACAATACCGCCAGTGTGCGAGACGGCCGCAGCAACAGATCCACTGCCCCCAAAGACACCTCCGAGCGCAGACGCGATGGGCCCCAACACCGCACGCTTGAAGGACAGGACCGCGAGGTCTGCCAGGATCGAGCGCACGAGGCCCTTGAAGTCGAACTTACCGCTCTCAACGAAGCTTCGGAACGCACTTTCCGCGCCACTGAACGCGCCGGTCAAGGTCTCGCCGAGGCCTTTGCCCCAGTTCAAAGACTCTGTGGCATAAGCCTGAAGGGATTCTGAGACCGCACGCCAGCCGGTGGCGATCCGATCTCCGGCACGTCCTGCTGCGCCACTGGCACGCCCCATGGCATCCGACAGACGATCTGCTGAAACAGTGGCCTCATCCAGCGCCGCTGCGCCTTCGTCACCCGTGCCCGCAACGGCGTCGCGCAGCGCAGCCCAGGAGGTGAGTGGCGCCGTCGCGCCATTTGCCAGGTTGGTCTCAGCCTGGCGGTACGTGTTCGCAGTGGCCAGCGCCTCGGCGGCGATCGCGTCAAGGCCAAGGTCGGGAACACTGAGCGGGTTATCCTCAAAAGCCCGGCGGAACGCATCCGCAGCAGCACCGCCTGCATCAGCTGAAGCCCCCGCGAAAGGATTTTCGATATCGCCAAGGCTGATCTCACCAATCTTACCAAAAGTGGTCTCAATGCCCACAGCCGCGAGAGCCTCTCGAATGCGCCCGGTGAAGGCGTCGATCCTGCGGATTGCGCCGTTCAGCATGGCCTCGATCCCGTCGAGCATGCGGTTGGCGGCCGAGAAGACGAGATCGCCAATCACGGCTGGCAAACGCGACCAGATCTCGCGGACAGCCATTAGCGCGCCCTCGAAGGTGTTGGCGGTAGTATTGCCAAAAGCGACCACGCTCTCGATGGCCCCGGCCATACCAGACGCGGCATCGGCTTTCAGGTCATAGAACATGGCGCTGGCCGCAGCCCCGGCGCTTGATGCCCCCATCT